GAGTTGCGTGGTGAAGTAGCCGAACAAGAGGCCGCTGCATTTGCTAGTCAAGGACAGTTAGCTAACTTTGATGAGGCTGCTAGACAGAATGCTATTGCTGAATCTATGAATCTTAGTCGGGAAGCATTTGGTATGAACAGAGCAATCGGTGGAGATGTAGGCAATGTTGTATTGAGTAGATCTTCTGCTGCACCGGGTATGGGACAAGCTGCTGTAGCTGGAGCACCGGCAGCATCACAAGCTTACCAACCTTTGTTTGGGGATGCTATAGGCACTGGAATAAACATAGGCCAAGCAGCTAGACAAACTGAGCAAAATAGATTAAACACTCAAGCAGAAGTAAGAGCATCGGAAGATGCAGCTAAAAGTTCTGCTTTTTCTTCAGTAGCTGGTGCGGCAATGGGAATGATTTGTTGGGTAGCCCGTGAGGTATACGGTACAGATAATCCTAAGTGGTTGCAGTTCCGTGAGTGGTTATTAGGTTATTCACCATCTTGGTTTAGAAATTTATATATTAAACACGGAGAAAAGTTTGCTAAGTTTATTTCAAATAAACCTTTCGTTAAAAACATTATTCGTAAGTGGATGGATACAAAGATAAAATAATATTATGAGAGCACAAATAGGACAAAACGTTGACCCACGATTAGGAATACTTGACTTCAGCCCACAAGCTGATGCAGCTCGAACTAGGGCAGCCGGTCAAATGGCACTTGGTTCTGCTATAGGTGAAGCACTGACTGACTACAAAGCAAGACGTGACGAAGAAAAAAACAAACGTGCATTTTCTGAAAAAATTGCTAAGGGTAAGAACTCATATATGCTGGAGTTCCTTGGGTTTGATGACGATGACTTAAAGGATATTACAGCCGATGAAGTATACGGTGTTATTCAAGTAATGGATCCAAAGCAAGTATATACACTAGAGAAGGATTTCTTCTTAGCAAAGAAGAAAGCTGAGGCAGAAGCTTCTAAAAAATTACAAGATGTTAACTTTACTAAAATGAATCAACTCAAGCGGAACATTAGCGAAAACGAAGCATTAAAGATTGACGATAAGAATGGATTCATTACTGATAAAAAAGGTAAGGTAGTACCATTGAATGATCCTAGAATTAGTGGACTGCAAAACGATCCAGCATTTATGAATGCTTTCCCCGGATATAGAAGTGCACCCGGCTCTTCAAATAAAAACATAAGAATACTTTAATAATGGCTATCAAGAGAGTCGAGTTACCCAATGGTACAGTGCTTCGACTTGATGTTGGAGACGATGTAACCGATGAAGAAATCATTGATTTTGCTTCACAGCAATACGAGAAAGATTTCTATGATTCCTTTGATGCCGAAGATAACTTTGCTGTAGATATAGCAAAAGGATTCTCATCTGGTGCATTGCAAGCTATTGCAAATACAGCCGCTGGTGTGCAGTCCGGTGCAGCTATGGCAGCCGGTGATGATCCGGACAGTGAGTTCCTACAGAAGCTACAAGCTAATGCAGCTAGGATTCGTGAATGGTCACAAGGTGTAGATAAAAGACTTGGGTTAGACGAAGACTTTGCTCAAGGATTTGGAGGACAAGTAGCCAAAGGATTTGGCCAAATGGCAGTACAATTACCAGCAGCACTTGCGGGTGCTGTAGGTGGAACTGCGGTAGCCGGGCCAGTTGGTGGCGTAGTAGGTGGACTAGCTTTAGGTGGCGGTACTATGATGGCACAGATGCAGACAGAGGCTGTTATGGATGCAGAGCAAGCACTTAATAAGAATCTTAATGAGTTCTCGGAACAAGAAAAAGATGACACAGCTGTTACTGCATTATCTTATATGACAATCGGTGGGTTACTAGAGTACGCACCAGTTAGTAAATTTTTACCTAAGCCACTGAAGAAAAAAGTAACTAACTTTTTTACAAAGAAAGGAATGCTTAGTGGTTCCGAAATAAAACAAGTAGCTAAGTCATTGAAGCAAGATGTAATAGAAGGTGGATTACTTGAGGGTATGACTGAAGCGGCACAAGGTCAGTTATTAGATACCCTAGCTGCATCTACATACGATGATGATAGAGAGCTAATGTCATACGATGTAGTAAAACAAAGATTTAATGAAGCACTTGTTGGTCTTGTTGTTGGTGGTGGTACTACTGCTGTTACCGGTGCGGTGTCACGTAAGATTGCACCAGAGGCTACAGCTGAGGCAGACACATCCGGAGAACAAAAGTTTGAGGTAAGGTTTGATATAGTAAATGAAGACGTAGGATCAGATATGACTAAGCAGTCAGAGATTAAAACAATCTTTGCTAAGACACAAGAGGAGGCTATCAAACAAGCTAGAGAAATAATTATTCAGAATCCAAAGGCTGATGTTAACTCAATACAAGTTAGCCCAATAGAGGAAGTTATAGAAAGAGAGATTAAACCAGACGTTGAACCCGTAGAAGAAGAAGTAGCTACTACTACTGTTCCTACTTTTACTGATAAGCCTACTATAACCGGAAGACCTACAGTTGAATTCAGTGAGCCCACTGCACCTATCAAAGAAGAACCGCTTGGTATCTTTGGTGATACAGATGTGGATTCACTTGATTTAACACCGGAACAAAAGACTGAAGTAAATAATATACGAGAAGAAGCTAGGATAATTGCTGAAGGAGTAGAAGCTCTTAGAAAAGAATCAGAAAGAGTTAAGGAGCCGGAAGGCATTGAAGGCCCGGAAGGTGTAGCTATGGATGCTACAGCTATAGGTAAGACTGTCGAGGGAGACTATCCTACTATTGGTGCTTCTATTCCGGTATCTCAATCTACTGTAGATAAAATCCGTGAACTAGATAGAAGACAAGCTGAAGTTTTTGGACGTGAATACATACCTAGAACTACAGAAAGTATACAGCGTTCAGTAGAAAATAATATTTTACGTACACCCCTACAAAGGGCTCAACCAATTGTAGGTGCTTCTAGATATATGAAACCTACATCGGTTAGGACAGCTCAAGCAGTAAGAGATTGGAAGAAGAATCCAAATTTATCCGATAGCAGTCAAACAAAGAAAGCTATTTCAGAATTAAAAAGACCAGACAACAAAGATGTTATTAGTATGGTTAGAGAACTTCTTAGTTCGTACGACATTGGAAATGGTAGAGTTAGAGTATATAGAGGTGCACAAGAAGATAGTGACGTAAATGTTTTATCCGGATGGTCTTTAAATCCAGAGATAGCTAGTGACTTTCAAGAACAAGCTAGGGACTTTGGAGAAGGAGAAATTACTGTAGCTACAATTCCTATTAAAGATGTTTTGTATAAAGATAATACTCTTTTTGATGACGATTCAGTATTCTCAGAACAAGAACTTATATTTGATACAGTTGAAAATCTAGTAATAGAGAAACAGACTACAGATAATATTAAAGATACATTTACCCCTAAGATTAAAGAAGAAGAGGCTATCATAAAGTCATACAGAATGATGCCAGCTCAACAAGTATTTGACGAAAAGGGAATGTATGACCCTCGATTAACTGAAGAAGACCCGTATCCCGCTACTGAAATAGTAGAACAAATGGATGATGATGTGACCCTAGAGTACGGTGAAGTTACAAGTGAGATAGTATCCGGTGATGCAATATCCGAATCTCCAACAGTAGGTGCAGCTGTTAATCTTCCGAATGCACCGCAGATTTCTAGAAAACAATTTAAGGGCAAGAAGGGATTCTTCTTTTTCTCTGATAGAACTAGAGTAGGTAACTATACTGGATTGTTTCCGGGAGAAGGTATTAACATTAAGTTACAAGGTGGCCCAGCTTTTGCATTCATTCAAGAGAACTTAGATAAACTTGCGGGTTGGGCTTTTACTACAGAAAATATTTTTACAAAGTTCTTAGATAAGGTAAAGAAAACAGATGGCATTGGATTCATCACACTCTACAAGAAAGAAAACTTAAGGGCAAACGGTACATTCCTTAAGGCATACGTGGCTGAAGTAAAGGCTGCTATCAAAGCAAGGAGACTGACTACTAAAGACTTTTTGGAAGCAGCTAATAGAGCTAGAGAACAAGTAGTAAATCTAAAGACCACAGATAAGGAAACCGGAAAGTTAAAGTTCACTGTAGCTAGAGACGGAAAGGGATATAAATTATTTTCTAAACCATTTAAGAGTGTAGCTTCTTTTGAAAAAGCTATGGAACTCGTAGGCTTTGATGCACGAGGTGCGATGCTTGTTGTTAAAGATAAGACATCTCGTAGGCTATTAGAGGGGGATAAACTAGCTGCTGTAGAAAAGCAAATTGGAAAGAAAAGAAAAATAGGTAATCGACTTAATAAGGAAGTTACCAAGAAAGAATCAGATTTATTTTATTATATACAAAGATTCCCCGGAGAATATAATACGGGTAGACTAGCCCGTAAAGGCAATGTAAGCAAAGGTTTGCCGGATGTACTTAAGATGATTGATTTGTTTACTGACCCTACACTTGATGGTAGAGACAGAGGTGAGGTAGTCGGTGCAGTTCAGTTCGATAAGGAGCAGATTGGTTCTACTACAGCACAAGAGTTAGGTACAGAGGAGCACTTAAGTTACCCACTAGTAATTAAAGGTAAAGGTATTGGTGCATTTTCTGACCCAACAAATGTTTTAAATGTAGTACAAATAAACAAGCGTAAGAATGAAGCACTTAGAAGTGCTGAGACTTCTATGCCAGTAGGTACAGTAGGTGCATCTACTACTAACAACTTAACTCCAAAGCAGTTACAAGTTATTGGATCCGTTGTTAATAAAATTAAAAAACTTTCAAGCCAACTTAACATACCTATTGTTGAGAGAACTAATTTACCCGGAGGTCGGGATGCTCAGTACAACTATGAGACAATGACCATTGAGTACGATCCGGCCTTGCTATCTAATAGAGGTAAGAAGGGTGCGGAATCTGCACTACGTGAAGAAGTAATTCACGCAGCAATGCATCAAGTTATTAATCGTAAGTCCAAGGGATTAAGTCCAAAGGAAGCGTTTATTAAAACGATGGAGCGGATAGGTCAGTCCCTTACTCCACAACAAAGAGATCAACTTAATAGTGTATATGGACAACAGCTAGGTGCAACAGATGCCGGAGCTGAATACACTAGGTTTATTACTCAGCAACTTTTATATGGCCGGACTACTGAATCATTTATGTTGGAAGGTAAAGCATTTGATATGGTTAAGTCATTGCTACGTGCGGTGCATTCAACTATAGTCAAAGCATTAAAGGGTGAGATACAAACCAATGATGAGGTTGCTTTACTTATAAGAGATACTGCTTCACTTATTAGAAGTGCTGATCCGGAAGCTAAGGTACCTTACCAAGCTCAGACAGCTGCGGCACAAGTGGTAGCAAGTAAGGCTGAAGGTAAAGGTGAGATGAGCACAGATCAATTAGCTGATCCTACTGAGGTAGATGTTGAGGCTGTTGAAAAAAGAAAGCGTAAGCTATTAGGTGCTCAGTCAGCTAAGGATTTATTTTATACTCCATCAAGAATACTACAAGAAATATCTCCTAAGCTTTACGAGATAATGCAGAAGTGGCAGCAAGGTATAATGACTAAGAGTTTGGATGCCAAGAAACTGGGCCAGCCTTTCTTTAAGAAACTTAATGCTATTACTGACAAAAAAGATTTATCAAAACTAGAGCGTCACTTGATGTACAGTCCAACAGCTGAACAAAAGGATAGCCCGGAATCTAAATCAATCATAGCCGAAAGAGATAGATTACTAAGAAAGTATGGATTATACAATGAGTTTCAATTATCTATTCAACCTATCTTCGATACAATCTATAATGAAAAGAAGGCTGCGGGTAATCAGAACTTAGGTTACCGATTTGATTACTTCCCTAGATTTATTAGGGATATGGAATCCTATTTAAAATTTTTAGGTAAAAGTATTTCATCTGACTTCAATACATATCTAGATAGTGTTAACGAAAAGAGAATAGAAAAAGGTGAAGCTGTAGTAAATATAAACACACCTTATGCTGCATATATTTTTAACCAATATATATTATCACAGAGATTTAAGGATACTAGATTGAATCTAACGAAGGACGAACAACGTAAGGTTGATTTCATTGAAGAGGATGCTATGCAGTTCTACTACTCACCGGCTGAATCTTTCTCTGCGTATGTTGATTCATCATATAAAGAAATTGAAACAACTAAGTTGATGGGTAAGTCCGGTGGTATTAATTTCAATATAGAGAATCTTCAGAAAAATATAGACCAAGGATTGCCCATTGGTACATTCGGTCAGCTACTCGTAGAGTTAACACAAGATCCTAATGTGGATCAGCAACGTTTATTTATCGAGGCACCTAATGTAATTAACACAATGCTTGCCCCATCTTTACGTGCTGGTAATGATTTCTTAGGTGGATTAAATTCTTTTATGTACGGTGCTTTGATGATTGAGCCAACAAGTACATTATCAAATGCATATGAGTTAGCCTTTGCTGCATTGGATGGCGGCCTACTAGGTATCTTTCCGGTTATTAGATCTATGTTTGGCCCGAAGGTTACACTAAAAGAAATCGGTGTAGATAAGGAAATGTTTTCAGCTGAGTATCAGCCGGATACAAATGGCTTACGTAAGCTAGTAGACAAGGGACTTAAACTTACTGGCTTCAAAAGAATGGATCAGTTTATTAAGGAGACTACTCTTACTACTAACTATAATAGATATAGACGTGCGGCAATGAAGCCAAAGAGTAGCGGTGCTTATAAGAAACTATTAGCTGAGATAGATTTCCGGATGCCTAGTTACAAAGAAAAAATCATATATGATTTACGTAACAATACACCAAACTCTCCGGAGGTTAGATTGTTTTTGTTTACCAAGTTATCTGAGACACAACCTATATCTGAATTAGAATTACCATTGTCTGTAAAGAAGAATCCGGATATGAGGACAGTGTACTTGATGAAAACATTTATAGTAAAGCAAGTGAACTTTATTTTCCAAAGATATGGAAGTGTGTTTGCACCGGGATCCAAGGCTACAGTTGCTGAGAAAATAAAAGCCGGTCAAGAGTTTCTTTTACTTCTAATGTTCTTCCAGTTAGTTGGTGTTCCTATTGATGCACTGAAGGACTTGTTAGCCGGACGTGATATGTATAAGAATGATTACTTCTTTAATAGTTTATTCCGTATAGCCGGTGTAAGTAAATACAATGCTTATCAATTTGAAAGAGATCCTAAAGCTTTTGCATTCAGTTACTTTGCTCCAGTAGCATTCCAAGTTCCACTAGATACTATAGGTCAGCTACAAGCTCTAGTCAACGAGGACACTGTAGCGAATCCGGAAAGATTACTTACACCTATACCATTCTCTGATCTATGGTACTACAGATACGGGCCGGGTGCTAAGTCACAAGAAAAGAAAAGGTTCAGAAGAAGAACAGAGAAACAAGAGTTTCCTATTGATATAGATTCCTTATTGAATCTATAAAAAAACCCCCACTCATAAAGTAGTAAATGAGTGAGGGTTAATATGTACCCGAACCATAACAGTGTACTAAACGTACAGAATCTTGGTGCAAGACGAGATGGGAATGAACCCGGTCATCTTGAAAATTTTATACTGTTCATCTCTATCATCTAGGTCAGTGTAGTTAGGTAACTGTTTACGATGAAAGCGGAAATCAAATTGTTTGTCAACCATTTTTGATATATTCCACACATAAATAATTCTTTTGCATTCAATAACAAATATAAAAGATTTACATTCATCTAAAGCTATTGCTTGATTTGCATCAAGCTTGAGCTGTTCTATAATCCAAGGATCGAATTTACTTTCCCGGCTCTTGAACTCCAATAAGTATTTATCATTTGAATAATCAAAGGTACTGTATCTGTCCTCGGCCTTGGTTAGTTTATCCATACTAGGATATACCCTCATCAATGAGTCAGCTATCTCTTGCTCTGTCATTACTGTATAGCAAACTCTTGTCTGCTTGTTGCGTTGACGATTGCCATAACTTCGCTTCTGAAAGTTTCGTCATCTTTGATTCGACTCTTGGTTCTTCTGAGTGAACAAGTAACGCTTGAGCGTTCTCGCTTGCCGAGCTTGGCTATCTCGTTGTGAGATAGGTGTCGGCTTCTTGATAGTATCCAAAAGTAAATGTCTCTTACTTTGATTATAGTTGTTGTGCCACGTGCGGCATTGGTTACTTCGTCAGCCTCTACGTCATAGTATTGGCAGATAAGTTTTAGTATATCTTTATTAAGCATTATTTAAATCTCCCTAAGCAGTGATAGAATTTTAAGTAACCTCCTACACCACGCTCGCCCTCTCGGTTCTTAGCTATGCTGTATTGAAGGTCAGTGAAAGGCCCCTTGGCATCAGAGGATTTAGCACCCTCTATGTCTCCGTTCTTTGGCCATAGTAAAAGGACAATGTCAGCATCGTTCTCGATGTCTCCACTATCCTTGAGGTCATACAGACTGAGCCCGGTCTCCCGCTTTGCTCCCTCTCTGTTGACTTGTGATAATAGTATTACGCTTACGTCTAGTTCAAGTGCCAGCTGTTTTACCTTATGAGATATGTCAGCTATACCCTCAGCCTTACTATTAGCTTTGCTACTCCAAGGTATAAGCTGTAGGTAGTCAATGACTACTAGCTTTACCCCGTGCTTTCTTACGTAGTTCCTAGCTTGGCTGATTATATCTTGTGGATTCCGGGCAGTGTGTACTGTATAGAAAGGAAGTTCAGCCACCTCATCGGTAGCTTCATTAACTTTTTTCATATTAGCATCAGATATTACACCCTCTTGTATCTGCCTCAGATTAGCCCCAGAAACTACTTGAACCATACGCTTGAGTATTTGCTTACGTGGCATCTCCAAAGAGAATATAAGGGTAGGTACAGCATCTTCTATCATAGCTTTGATTGCTATATATAATGCAAGTGCTGACTTACCACAAGATGTGGGTGCAGATAGGGTAAGTACCTCACCAGCACCTATGCCTCCACTGCCTAGCATTGAATCAAGTTGAGGTAAGTATGTTCTCACCACGTCATTCACATATTCTCCACTCATCATCTTAGCAAAATCTGCTTTGAGTTCATTAGCAGTATCAACGATCTTCTGACCGCTGTCTGCTTCTTGACTTACTCTTGCTGTCTGCTCTTCGACATTGGCCTTGATCTGTCTTGATGTGGCAGTCTCGGCAGATGCATTCTCTGCACCTAGTATGTATGCTCTTCTTAATTTTCTTAGGTTGGATTTTTCTAGTACTAAATCTGTGTAGTACTTCAGTTGTAATGTACTCGATGACTTGCCTAGTATCTCAATGATACCGGCAATGCCACCGACTTCTTCGAGGCACTCGATGGACTTAAGGTATTCCATTATAGATACCTCATCCACCGGAGTCTCGGCACTAAGATTAGCTACTGCTCGAAACAGTAGCCGGTGTCTTAGGAAATAAAAATCATCCTCGTTAATGATGGATGATACTGTGTCATATGCGGATGAGTCCCCGCTTAGACATAGGCAAGCAATTAGTTTTTCTTCAGCTTCCGTGTTGTGTGGTTCGACTAAGTCTATCATTCTCTTTTTGTAGTTGCTCAGTCAAAGCATTCAAACACTGGCCTAAGAATTTAAATCGATCCTTTGCTTCACTTGGAATTTCTCTTGTTGATATTTCATTGTAAGCATTTAATGATACTTCTGTAGCTTCGTGTATGGTCTTTAACATAATTTTATTTTGTGTTGATAGTTGTTAGTCTAGACCCCGCAGTTATTGCAAGGGTCGTAGATTCTAACATACATATCCTTATTTATTGTCTCGTTCTAGCATCCCTATGGCTATCAAGGAGTAACCTATCAAGTCCCTAAAGATGTCACGAGTGGTATCCCCCTTTTCATCAAGGGAAAGTTTACCATCTCGGCTGAATGCTTTAAGTCTCTGAAACTTATCTTGCATCCGTAGAGCTACACCAACTAGGGGTTCAATCCCGAAGTCAGTTGACCCATCGAAGTTCTCGAATGGATTATCTTGGGTGTCTCCACCGGTGTAGTCCGAGTTCTTTAGACTAGTGAGGCGGAGTATTTCATCCACCTCATCTTGCCGGAATCGTTCCCACCATTCCTTATTGAATTCAGTCCTATCTACAGTGTCCGGTAGGGATACATCTTTTCTGTAAAGATGATTACCATTGCCGGAATGGTCGTAGTGTAGTATTTCTTCAGAAGACATTAGAACGGGTCGGAATCGTTTACCTCAACGGGTGATGGTTTCTTCGGCTGAGTAGAAGCCTTGGCCTTAGCATCAAATGCTAGTGACATAAACGCTACGTCATTCTTAGATACTTTCTTCCATCCCTTTACATAGAATGCAATGTTGGTTTCGCCTTGAGCTTCAGCGGCAGCGATTAGTTCCTTGAGTTCCTTGATTGAGAACTCGCAATCCCCACGAGTGTCGGGATGTGTTTCTTTTTCTTTGCGGTCATTCTTGAATAAGCGACCACGATTTGTGTTATCGTATTGATTCATATTATTATTATTGGTTAAAATAAATCTTCGTCAGATGAAGATGGTTTAGTGTGTGCCTTTCCGTGCGTGTTAGTTGCATCGGGATCCTTAGTATCATCGATACAGAAGAGGCCGTTCAGTGCGTACTTACGAGCGTAAGAACTTGCTGATCCAGTGATCTGTGCATCATCCATACCTTTCTTTACTTCAGCTTCACGAGCATAGGCTGTGGTTTCTACCTCAGCGAATGGGTTGTGTGATACTAGTCGGGCGGTTGCCTTTACATATACTCTACCTCCTACCTCTACGATGTCATCGCTGAGTGTTAAGTCCGAGTTATGTTTTTGTAGGAGAGGTTTTACTGCTTCGAGTATGTCCTCTGCGGAGCGATAAGAGTACCCTCCGAATTTGTTTGTCTGACCCTTGGGAGCTTTCAGTTCCCCTTGAATCAGAACAAGTTGGTGTGTGTTTTTTAGTTCTGTCATAGTATTGTTTTAATAAATTCTTAAATAGTTTTACACGATGCTTTACATTAATGCAAGCATCTAGTTCAGCATTTGTTGACCCCAATGTCGATAATAAAAACACTTGGTCATCTCTTTTTAAATTATTTTTGAAGCGACTTGTAAGTTGATTGAGTCCAACGGGATGCAGTATCTCTGATTCCGGTTGTCTTAAGTAGGATGCTATGTTCTCTAGTACAGTTGGCAACTCAGTCGGGTCACCCTTGCACATTGATGTATATATATTCTCCATCTTGCCTAGTAATGTATTAGCTTGTCTGCTTATTACTCCCCGTATCTCACCACTACTGTGGTCGTGGTCAACTACCCAGTCATCAGTCTCTCGATTTAATATCGGACACTCACTTGGTTCGTTTTCTTTTCGCCACTCGGCTAGTTTGCTTGCGGGTATGTAGGTCACTTGCTTTTTTTCTTAGTAGTCTTGTTGTTCTCATTCTTTTTCTTTCTAAAGATGTCATCGTAATTCTGTTCGTACAGTTTCTGATTGTATCCCTTCTTCGGTTGCATTCCCTTGCCCATAATTACCTTTCGTTTACTTCTAGTATTTGTATCCTTGCACCCTTCTTAGTTACTCCGTACCCATCCTTGTCGGGCTTGGTCGGGCATACATACTTGACTGCTTGTGCTTTGTCTCTAGCCCACCTAACTGTATACCCTCGGTAATCCGTGGGCATATCGAAGTGCTTATAGATTATCTCATATTTGTTCACGGCTATATAGTACAATGAATCCCGTGCCACCATTGATACCTAATACATTGAAGTCAATCCATTCGATTGCCTCCTCGTATTTCATATCACTGTCGGACATAAAGCATTCAATCATTCTGTCGTAGTCATATACATAGTATCCATCGTGGCTTGTACCAACGATAGCATAGTCAAGGCCATCGAATTGTATGGCATTGTCTGCGTGTATGAGTTCTTCATAGAACTCTAAGTTTGGGTTTTCGTCACTCATTTTTTCATCCTTTTGTTCCAATATAATTTGCAAGCGTATTTAAAATTGTCGATTCCTTTCTTCATCTCTTCGGGTGTCCACTCCTTGTGGTAGTGCTTGGTTGTCTCGCAGTCCACACATACAGTAATACATCTCGGTAGGTAATCCAACTTGTACTCCTTCATTACCATAAAGGATTCAATGGCCAACTGTTCGCAGTCCTTCGGGTAAGTCTTGGCCTTACCTTTACAATTAGTTCTGCACTTGTAGTCAGCGAGGAATAATTTATCCTCATCATCGTATCCCATAAAGTCTATTGATCCAGCGGTCTTGATTGTACTTGAGCTAATGATATGCTCACAACACATTGGCTTAGTCCCGCTCTCGTGTATCCATTCTACAAATGGTTCGGCCCAACTGTCATACGGATTAGGCTCGGCCTCTGTGCCTTTCATCAGTGCCTCTACCTTGTCTTCAATACATTTGTGTACCGCAGTACCAAACTCGGATGAACCTATCGTGTCTCCTGTTACGGGATGTTCTCTTGTTCCGTACACTAGGGTCTCGATGTCTTGCCACACTAGGTTCGGGTGCTTTCGGGCAAGGTCTACCATCATTCGTGGTTTATAAATTGAATCAAGAAAGTCATCCTTGATTATGCCTAGCACTGTCGTGACTGACGGGTAGGTCTTAGTGTTATTCTTTCTAGCTTGAGCGGGTGTCGTTACGTTCTTCTCAAACTTGGGTTCGTTAGTTGTAGTACAATCGTAGAAGTGAGCCATCCTCACATTAAGGACGGCTCACCACACGATGTCAACAATTATTATATTATTATGATTTATAAATCCTCATCCGTAATATGATGGGTGAGGTTAAAGTAATTTACGAACTCATCTATCTTTGCCATATACAATTCAGCATAAGCTAGGTGCTTGTGTATGTTATCATTGATTGATTCCCACATTAAATAGATGTCCCCGTTTGTATTCACTCCCCAATGTAGAGTAGGTATCTCTGCACCAAGGTAGCGTAGGTCATCTATGTATAGTTCAAACATTTGTTCTTTCTTTTCTATTGATGTCATTGTAATTTACTTTCTTTATTTGGTTCTGTATAATATTCTATATTTGGTTTCTCATCGTGAATCTCTTCGCTGACGGAGTCCCAAGTGGACTCAATCCACTCACCATCCTCTATGGTGTAGTAAGTATCACCATCCTCGAAAGGATATTGTATCTCGCAATAATCATCGATGAATTCTTTATCCATTTCGTGTATATCAAAGACTGATTCTCCATCTTGCCACACCTCGTAGTAATCGTTTACTAGATGTCCGTAGCCATCTGAATCATATGTGCCTTCCTCTACTTTTAATTTGGCTTCTTCTCTGCTGTTTGCCTTGACGTGGTACTCGTAGTGTACCTCTTCTCTTCGCCAAACACAGTATATTTTTTGTTCTTTCTTTTCTATTGATGTCATTGTATTAGTCTCCGTGTGGGTTAATGGTTCTATAATCTATTACTTGAACACGTCCCTCAGTTTGTACCTCAAGGTCGTGGAGTTCAGCCATAATTTCGATTTGCTTTGGTGTCTGTTCGTCTTCAATTTCTTGAAGCATCTGATACCATTCGTTGATTGATTCTACTTGTTTCATTTGTCTATGTTGTCTAATTGTTTATTAACTTTCTCCCAGTAGATGTCAAGATTCTTGAGTACCTTGGGACTTGTCTTCTTCCAAGCGTAGCACCCGCCATTCCACATCTTAGCGTAGACTTCGGCTGATGGGTCGCTACCCGTTTTCTTTTTAAATACTTCACCCCAATGCTTGAGATAGTACTTGCATATCTCTACAGATTTTCGGGTATCGTATCGGTCATCCATATGGTAGGTCGTACCATAGAATGTGTTCACATCCTCGACTACTGCCGGTGTGATTTGTAGGTAGCCGACTGCGTTCCCGTTGTCCCCTACTGCTAGGGGATTGAGGGAACTCTCGACTATCGCTAGTGCGAATATGAGTTGGTCAAATGTTATCATTCTTTGTTCTCCTTTTCTTTTACATATGTTTGTACTTCTTCTACTATTACTTGTAGTTCATCTACGATGTAGTCAAAGTCATTGTTGACTGAGTTATTGATTAGTCTAGCTCTGTACTCTAGAGGTAAACCATCAAGGTTGACTTTCATTTTGTTTACCCTGTCGATGAGGGTAAGTATAGGTAAGTGTAAGTTGTAATTCATAATAATATTTGGTTGTTAAAATTGTATATCTTTTTCTTGCATCTCATCCCACCAAGATTCGGTAGCCTTTTCGAGGTCATCGAATAGCTCCTTGGGTGCTGATGCGTTAGTGTACAGTCCCTCTGTACCACCATACCAAGTCTGTAATATTCGGGCTGACTTTCCTTCCTTCTCTACAGTAAGAATGTGGTCATCGTCCCACTCAAAGTAGTAGTCAAAGATTGTCTCAAAGGATGTGTCTTTTGTTATAAGTAAGATGTCATTGTCATCTTCGATATCATAGTGTGCTTGTGGTTCAAGTGCGTTGATTGTAAAGCCCCCGTCTGTGAGGTGCTTGAATAGTGACCGCAATGCGATCTTTTCATTTGTTAAGTCTTTCATAATAATATTTTGGTTAAGACACCGAATACCCTTGACGAGATATTCCTTGTGTGTATCCTTAAGGGTATAGCCCGCCTCGAAAGCGGGCAAATCCTTAAGGTTACCTAAAGTACAGAATGAATTCATCGGGGTCATCAAGGTATTCAAAGGTATAAAATTCATACCGAGTTGAACCTACCTTGTCCCAACTTTCAATGTGTACCTCAGCGTTTGGGTCATCGATTAGTTGTAGCTCTTCAATTAATTGTTTTACTGTCATAATATTTATTGGTTAATAATTTTTGTTACGATAAAGTCGTGGTGTGTTTCGTCTCCATCTTTTAGGTGCTGATTCAACTCAGCGTAGTCCTCATAGTAGTAGAAGACTTGGTCATCGAAATCTTTCTGTTCGTCTGTCCAATCCCAAGAGTATTCCTCGTTTAAAAAGTCGGGCTTGCCGACTGCTACTGTTCTATACAGTAAGAGTTCTCCATCAAATTCATTCCATTTGACTTGAATTGTGTATAATTTTATATCTTTTATATCCATAATAATAGTTGGTTAAGACACCGCCCTTTCGGGCTGAGTTTAAGAGTATTCTCCTACATATTTTCTAGCGGTATCAATAGCACTAGGTCGGTTGTCGTGAAACTCAGTTGTGATAATACATCCGCTATCTTCATCCTTGAATATCAATGTCCAAGGATGGGTTTCGTGGTGGTCATTTTGAAATACAATAGCTTTTGTGTTGTATTCTTTATCAGTAAATGTGGTTTTTAATTTCATAATAATAATTTGGTTAAGACACCCTATGGTCAGTAAGGAAGGTGACCATAGTAATCTAGTTGCTCGATAGCTGACAATGGATGTTGCTCAGCGTAGCTCGCCATAGCTTCGACCATATAAGCTCTTGCTTCACGTTTGCTGAAGCCCTTTTCTTTCATTACTGCTTTGCAGTAAGAATCATATGTATCTTTGTGTATTTCTACAGTTGGTAATTTAATTTTAATAAATGACATAATAATAGTTGGTTAAGACACCGCCTATTGGCGGTCGGTGTTTCGGCTATAAAAGCCTCATCAGTTAACCTTTATGTGTGCTTGGTTGGAGGTTGACATCGGCACCGCACTTGGTGAGTCAAAGTGACCTCTGAGCTGATTGGCAGATTTAAAGTATAATTGTAGCTTCTTAATCCATCTGCTATCTGACTGTACCTAAGAGTAAGTCAGACTATTCACCCCTTGTCAACATAATTGACATCTTTTTTAATCTTTTTTTCATTTTGTTTGTAACCTCTTGAATATCAACAGCTTATGAAATTGTGATAAACAAGCCGTTTGCGGACGCAATTGCTTACCTATTTATCGTTATTATTGTGTCGTAAGTCGTTGATTATCAGTAAAAATAACGCTTTTCGCATTAGCGAATGTCTCCATAAAGCTACCTCAGAGCCTCTACAAGAGGTCGATATTTGAGTTGGGGTCTAGGTATTCACCTTTTGTCCACAGTCCATACAGAGCATCCTCGGCATTTTCGACTTTCTAAGATGTGCATAGATGTGCATAAGATTATCTACTTCATTGTATAAGCTACCCCATCCATAACCACCCCCTAATGACTCGCCCTTACTGAGATTATTTTACTTATTCATAGTATAAGCTTAACTAATTGTTAATTTACTTATGGTTTGCATAAGGTTTGCTAATGATATGGTGCATTATTATTACTTATGGTTTGTATTAGCACTGCTAATGACGGGGGCGGGGGGGGTCGCAGTCACAGTTGTACGTGTCAGTACTGTATCATAAGGGGCACCTTAAAAAAATATACAATTCATAGGGTTTTTACTTGACAGTACCTTCCTTTACGGTATCCTTAAGGGTAGCTTTCTTTTGTTAGAAAGCTTTATCCTTATGGCCTCTCCTTAAGGATACCTTAGAATTATATCATAGAAAAGAGTTGACATCCCGGTTTTGCTAAAGATAATGCAAAATAAATGGATGACAAAGAAGAACTAATAAACGAGATAACGGCCTCAATCCGGGAAGTAGCTGATGCTAAAGAACTTAGTAAGGTCAATAGTTTAAGTAGACATAATCCGGAAAAGGTAGCTAAGATGTTATACCTCTATGCTACTGGCACTAGCCAGACCCGGATGGTACGTAAGTACGGATTTGATAGGGAGACAGTAATCAATGTACTGGCTGACTATGCGGATCAACTGGGTAAGTTTAAGGACTTGTCCGGAAAGATAGCTGCAAAGAACTATTTGAATATGGCTAGTCTAGAGGAGGATCTAATACAGAAAGTCCGGGATCGTATGGATACCGGAGAGCTGGAGCCCACATTCCGGGATCTTAAAGAACTGTCAATAGCAAAGGCTAACGCAGCCAGAGAAGCGTTGACAGCTAGAGGTGAAGCTACAAGTATTACCGAAGACCGGAAAGTATATACCCAAGAGGACTACGAAGAAACTATTAAGGCAGCTCGTGATAGAATAAACAAGTTAAAGGAAATAGATATAATAGATATAGAAACAAATGATTGATGAGGACTACGATGACTTGTTTGATAAGATTAGAGGTAATCTAGGAGAACACTTTAGTAACTATATGTTTATAGTTATGGATGATGATGGAGATCTATTCTATGACTACAGTAATAACAAGGTAGGTCGTATGCTTATATATGAAGCAAACAAAGATATGCAAAGTACATCTGTAGATATTATCTGGGTAGATGAGGATGAGAAAGAAACCGAGGAGTAATGGAATTAACCTTTACACAGCATCCACTGGTAATCGGGCCAACGGATGAAGAGATATTACTACTAGCTGAAAAAGATCCAAGGTTACTGGGTGAGCTGCACGCAGCACACGAGGGCCGGATCCAAGCTGCTACAGAAGATCCGCTACGCTATGGTTTTGATCTAGCCGGATGGGATCGAATAAAAGATGGCTTATCTGAATACAATGAGTGCCTTACACTAGGAGGTAACCGATCCGGAAAAACGACTGGTTGTGCAAAGATAGTTATGGAAGCGGTCACACAGAATGTAGATGGCCATATTGTATGTTTTTCTCAAAATGCAGATACATCAGTAAAGGTACAACAAGCAGCAATCTGGGAGATGATGCCCAAGGAGTTCAAGAGAAAGACTAAGAGTATAGAAGGATATATTAATTTTTCTATGCAAAATGGATTTACCGGACAATCATTTATATTTCCGGATACACGTACACGTGTTGATTTTAAGACTTATACTCAGTTCAGTAATAACCAAACTATCTTAGAAGGTTTTGAGTTCGGGTTCAATAAACCATCAGCTGTAAATATAGGAGCTTGGCTTGACGAATACTTAGGTGACTCAGCCCTAGTAAATACTTTACGATTTAGATTAGCTACCCGGAACTCCAAGTTACTTATTGGATTCACACCTATTGATGGATACACACCATTTATAAATGAGTACCTAAAAGGAGCAGAAACATTAGAAACACGAGAAGCTGAACTATTATCAAATAAGCCATTACCGGTAAAACAATACAGCCCAGAGAGGGATGCAAGTATAATTTATCTTCATTCAGATGAAAATCCATTTGGTGGATATGAACGTATAGCCAAGGACTTAATAGGTAGGCCCGAAGAAGACATACTTGTTAGAGCATATGGTGTGCCAGTAAAGTCAATGACTTCATTGTTACCGTTGTTTTCTACAGAAGTCAATGTACTCGGAGATAAGGAGAACAAACACGGAATGTCCTTTCCCGAAATCAACGAGGACTTTACGGTTTATCAAGTGGTTGACCCAGCTGGTGCCAGAAACTACGTAAGCATATGGGCAGCTGTAAACGAAGAAGGCGAAGTATACGTAATGAGAGAATGGCCAGATAGGGCTACATACGGAGAGTGGGCATTGTTTGGAGATCCTAAGTGGAAATATGGCCCAGCATCTAAGAAGATAGGATTAGATGTAGCTGGTTATGTAGAACTATTTGAAGATATAGAAGATGAACTAGAAGTAGAGGTAATGGAAAGAATAGGTGACTCAAGATACTTCGCTAAGGAGAATGAGAACAATACAGATCTATTTACAAGCTTTGATGACAATGGTATGTCTTTTGTACCAAGTGATGGTAAGATGGAAGAGATAGGTATTACAGCTGTAGATGAATGGTTTAACTACAATCCTAATTACAGTATAGATGAGGCCAATAGGCCTATGTGTTATATACACGAAAGTTGTGAGAATTTGATTGACAGCCTTATTAACTATAATAGTAATGGTAAGATGGACGAGGCACTAAAGGATTTTTTTGATTTAATACGTTACTTACGTATGAGTAACGGTGGCTTAGGCCCAGATCATTTTAATAGTAATAGTATGATAACAACATCAAGAGATAAAGGAGGATACTAATGGCAAAAACAAGATTAACAACAATAGCAAAAGAATGCGACATTGAGTTCAATGAAGCATTAAAGATAGCTCAAGATAAACTTCCAGAGGAAATGATTACCGGAAAAGGTAAAGGAACTTGGATAAATGAAGAGGGTAGTGATATACTTAAAGAATCTTTTGATATTCCGGAAATAGT